CTTCTTTATCCCATTTGTCAAATATTAACTTGTCATTATTTGTCAAACTTCTATTAGTTTCTTTCTTTGTAGGATTCTCCCATGGAAACTCGATTAAATCTTTTGGCTTTAAACTTTTACCTTTTGCGGTATGCACATTTAGTAAAAGTGTTGTCTGCCATCGTATTCTTTCCCATTCGTTTTGCTCCTGTTGTTCAAAGAAATTGTTATAACCTTGCATAGCCATAACGACCTCTTTAAAACTCATTTCGTAATATTGCGAAGGAAGAAACCTTAAAACTCCGAAACAAAAGCGTTCGATGTATTCAAGTGTGAGCTCTCCTCCTTCGCCACTACGTTTTTTTGGCTCTCATCTTCTGGTGGTGAAATTTCATTTGAAATCATTTCCATAATGCGAGAAATTCCTCCCATGTCTGTATCTACCAAGTCGCAAAATGATTGCAAAGTATATGGGCATTTCTCCCCTTTGGCTTTGTAACCATGTTCAACACCGGAGAAGGCAAGTTCAAGAGCTAATAAGAGATCTTCTCCTAAAAGGGAAAGGTCACTTAATTTAAGTTTCCTCTCCCTTAGAAATGTACCTAACACATACATACCAAATTTAATCGGTATGGATGTGTTGGCTATTGTTATTGTTTTCATGTGTTAGGATTTAAAATTATGCTTTTACTGTTTTTGCTATTGCACCAGTCACCTCAAAGGATGCTGAATAGCTTGTATTCTCTTCTACACCTGCATTTAAATCTAATGATGTACATATAGCAGACATTGTAAACACATTGTCTCCGCTAACATCTGTAGTAAATTTAATAGTCAATGCTGTGCCCGATATTAAGTCGGTAAAGAGATCATCAAATAAGTAATTAGTGGAAGAATCACCAGGGCCTGCATATAATGCCTCTGTGGACAGTGTGCCAGAGAGTTGACCTTTCTTTACTTCCCTCCATCCTCCAGCTGCTGAATCCTTTGTTAAGATTTCACGCATGGCTGCGGAGATGTTCATTTGGCAGGATGTTGCGTAACCGATAGCAGTGCTATCTTTGTATAGTCGCATCAACGTACCATTAATTATGCCAGTAGTTGCCATTTTTATTTATTTTTTGGTTTATTAATTTTTTCTTCTTGCTCTTCGTCATTGAAATATGAGTTAGGCACTGGAATAGGAATGTAAACTGGATCTTGCTTAGTCTCCTCTTTCTGCGGCATTTGTTCAACAACAAAGTCTTCATCAAGTAGTTCTGCAATGCCATCCTTAATCATTTGCTCACCATATTCAGATAAAAACACACCTACTTTACCTGGTGCCTTTCCATTCCATTCTTTTAATAATCTTAGTTTCATCGTTTCATTTTTGCCATAAAATCAACACTCATCCAGTAAACATTTAAATCAGCATTATACACTTGACTGTCAGAGCTCATATATTTTAATGTTTGTACAGCAATGCCATTTACCGTTCCTACAAATCTATCCAACCTATTGCGCACATTGTTTGCAAGTGTCTGTGTAGTTTCGTAATTATTAGTATATACATCTATCTGCACATTGATTTCTTCTAAGTTACTTTGTCCATCTTTGTAATCAACTGGCAAAGAATTTACGACAGTATAAACCATAAAAGGATATTGGACATTCTGTGGAGCAATGTCTGGAAAGATATTTAATCCACAAATACCAGTTACTGCTGCATCAGTTGTCAATCTCCCGTATATTACTTTACCTATCATAACTCCCAAAATTTACGAGGATATTGTTTTGCCATTTTAAGAGCTTCGCCAGACATTTTATTTATTACTGCCATTTGACTTGCTCTTTCTGCAAGGTTTTTAACTCTTTTTACCCATGCTTTTGTACTGCCATAAATCATGTGAGCATAAAAGCCATCTGCTTTAGCCTCACTACTTAATGTAACTCCACTACCAGCATCTTTATACAATGGTCCAATAGCGGAAGTTAAATATTTAAAGTTTTTTACATCACTTACTATTTGTATTGAGCGACGTAAATTACCAGGCATTATATTATACTTTAAACCTTTACCTTTTACATAAAATTTATGTGGTTTAGTAGATATTTCAACATGATTTCTATAAGCAGCAAGTGCAATGGGCTCTGCTGCTTTTGTAATTTCTTTTCTTTTAGTTATTGTAATTTGCTGCATAATGTTGTCAAGTTCAATAACACTTTCTGCAAAATTAGATATAGCTAAAGGCTGACCTTTTTTATTAGTCTTGCCTTCCAATCTTTTTAGCCTATTTAACTTTGCTTGTGATATAAACATTACATATAGTTTTGAGCAAATGAACAAAATAAATGCAAATACATATTGTCTTCACTTATCTGGATATTTTCAATTTGATAATATTTATCCATCCAGATAATTCTTTGTTGCTCGTTTATGTCTGTCCTATTTCGACAGGTAACTCTCACCTGGCTTAATGCTGTTATCTTGCCACCTTCTACCTCCTCCTTGTTTATTCCTTTATAATCTACTATTGCCCACACCTCTGCAAAATTACTCCAAGTCTCTGTTCCAAAACCAGTAGTACCAACAGTACGAGAAACACTCTGTACTATTATTCTTTCTCTTAACTTTCCTATTTCTTCTTTCTTGTTGTATCTCATTAGAATAATTGAACGCGATATTGATCAAGTAAATACTCCGATGCCGTAGGTAATTTCTTTATATAATCTTCTCTATTATCGTAACCATCTGCAATCATCATTAATACAGCCTGTCTTATTTGCATTGGCACACCAGATGGCTCTGTACTATATCCTGCCGTATAAGTTATTGTTACATCATTTATATTACCGTAAAGTGTTGGCCATGTAGCACCGTATGCTAAAGCTAATCTTCCAGGCTTTAAAAAAGTATCTACAACATAATTAGCAGAATTGTAAGTTTGAACGCTATTAACTCCATCGTTATATTGAAATGAGCTAACGGCAATTACTGGAGAAACAGATAAGTAAATAATAGGATTATTAAGCCTATCTAACTTTTCTGTTATTGTTTGTGTGATTAACGCTTGATTAAGATAACGCTCTGCAACTTCACGAGCTGACTGCAATAAAGTAGTAATCAAAGTATCGTCAGCAGAAGTATCTACTTTTAGATAATTCTTAACTTCATTTAATGTAAAAACTTCTTTAGCAGGTGCCGTTGTTACTTTCCAAGCCATCTTTATATTTTTAAGTAGGGATGGATATTACTACCCATCCCTTTACTATCCCCTATTATTTACAGATTCTTCAAGTGCTTAATTGCAGCAGTCTGAATTAATTTACCATCAAAACGAGCGTACATTAAGAATCCTAACTCCATCTCATCCATAAACCTTTCACGCAATGGCACAAGGACATTGTTAGCTACCTGGCGAATGATGTACTTAGACCAATCTCCAAAGAAGATTATCTTTGCATCAGCAGCCTGTGCAGATGGAAGATCATTGTTTATAAAGAAATTATAACCCAATAATCTATCTGGTGTACCTTCTCTAAGAGATGGTTGGAACAAAGTAGTGTTGTTAGTGTCTAAGTTTAACTTTCTAACTGCACTCAAAATCTGGTCATGCATCATAAATGCAGCAGATGGTGAGTTACGGTAAGCAATGTCAACAGAGTGAACAAGCTCAACCAAGTTAGCAGCAGTAAATGCACCGGTAGAAGCAGATTCAACACCAGAAGGTGCTACGTCTCTGAATCCTGTTGGTTTACCACTACCATCACCAGTTGTAAATGCAGTGTTTAAGCCACGACCTAAACGCTCACCTAACATAATTGGTAACTCTGTGTTTAATAAACCAAACTCGTCATTTGCCCATTCAACAGACACTTTTACAAGTGTGTTTAAAACGTGAGCTGAGAAAGTCTCTCTTGTAAAGGTCATGTCCTGTACAGTAACCGATCCACCTTCAGTGTGCCATGAACCTGCAGTAGCAGTATCATTTACTTTTGGCCAGTACAGTGTACCTGCCTGTGGAGTAGTGATTATACGGCTAACCTGTAGCATTGGGCCGTAGTAAGCCATTGTCTTTTCCAACTCATAAGAGAATTGGTAAGGAATAACATAACCACCAGCTAAACCAGTCTCGGCAGTAGTAATTGTTGCAGTTCCACGCATCTCTCTAAGCATTGATTGCTCATTGCTTGTCAAGTCACGCTTTGCAAGAGCTTTCATAAATGCTGTGTGATACTCTGGTGACTTTACAATCTCCCTTGCATCTCTTGGCAAATTATTAATTGTCTGCTCAACTGCATTAACACCTCTCTCCTCTGTGTTAATTTCATTCCATCTTTCTAAACGAGAAATCTGGTCTGTATAGTTTTTAAAGTTAGCATCTGCTGCATCCCATTGCGCCAATTCATCGGCACTCATAAGACGTCCTTCGCCAGCTGCTCTCTTCTGCAAGTCTTCCATTATAGCATAATCGGAAGCCCGCTTTTCTCTTAGCAATTTAGAGTTCATTATTTTGTTTTTAATTTAAGTAAGTGCAGGGCATTCCTGCGTAATTCATTCTGTATATTAATTTCTGATTCAACAGATATATCAATTACTTTTTGCAAATCTTCATCTATTTGCTTTGTAGCATCGTA